AGGTGCAAATGGAAGCATAGGGAGTTAACCTTATGCTTTTTTTGTTAGGTGATTATATGAAAACAATAGATAAAATCAAATATAAATTAAAACATAAAAAATGGACACTTTATTTATACTATAATGGAATATTAATTAAAAAAATAAAGATAGATGAAAATGAAGCACCTGCTAGTAATAGTTATGTAGCAAATGTGTATTTTAAGAAAAAACTATTTGGAAGTAATATAGTCAATGTAATTGTAAGACCAGTAAGAATACTAAAAAATAATGAAAAGAAAAGAAAAACTTATTGGGGGACAATATTAGAAACAGGCACAGAGATATAGGAGGAATACAATGTTAGGTAAATTAAGACATTTTAATCCATTACAAGCACCTTATATCAAAATCAATGTCAAAGTAACAAACCCAGGTATAACAAATGGAAAACCAAATATAAGAGATGAAGAAAAATATGTATTAGCACCATCTGCAAAAAAGATAGGAACATATATAAGAAATCAATTATTTGGTAGTGATTTATTAACACAAACAGAAGGGTTAAATATAAATTGGCTAATGCCAACACTAGGCGAAGCATTAGAATTATCAGTTTATGAAAGAGAAAGTTTTATATATATACATAAATTTGATAATAAGATTTATTTAGAATGTATAAAAAAATGTGATATACACAATTTAGTACAAGTATATGATAAAGTAAAAAGTTGTGATATTATACAAGACTTTGAAGGCAAAGAATTTGATTATTGCTTAAAAAGACATATTAAAATGGAAAATGGAAATACTGAATTAGAGTTTAGTGCATACAAAAGAGAAAAAAATAAAGGTGAATGGAATGAAATAACTTTAAGTGAATTCAATTCTATTAATAATACAGATTATAAAAGAGTGTATGAACTACCTTATGAAGTATTAATAAATATAGATATTGGTCAAGATTTCTTCAAAGATAGTACAAAATTTTTAAATGAAGAAATGGAAGTATATAATACTTTATGTGAAGAAGTACAAAAGACAAAAACAAGAATAGCAACTACACAACATTTCCAAAGTGGTGATATAACTAATCAATGGCAACCAGCACAAAATATATATGATGTAAAAACAATTAGTGTAGGTAGTTTACAAGATTATTTCACATTACTACCAGGAGATAAAGAACATAGTGTATTTGAATTTTTACAAGGAAATTTAAGAGTAAATGATTATATAGACACATTTAAGTTTTGTGATTATCAAGTAATACAAATGGCAAATTTAAGTCCTGCTACTTTTGGATATGAAAAAGATAATTATCAAAATGTAGTAAGTGTTGATTTATCAATGAACTTAACTGAAATGACTATTGATGCTATTAAGAAACAAATAGAACCACAAGTAAATCATTTAATAGCAAATATAGTTAAGTTACAAGAATTATTAAATATTCAAGATAATAAAATACCAAATGACTTACAATGGGACTATGGAGATAATGAAAAGTTAACAGATAACAAAAAAATATCAACATTAAGGTCAATTCAAAATGTAATGTCTATACCATATTCTACAAGAGCAAAAATCTTAACACCATTATTAAACAAATTAATAGATGAAAAGACTGATGCTGATGCAATAACAAAAGAATATGAAAAAGAAAGTAAAGATATAAGATTAAATTATGAAGAATTCTAGTATAATTGCTGATAGTGTATTTAAAGTCAATTTAAAATATGTAAGACTTCAAAATAAAACAAAAGAATTATTTTTTAAATGTTTAGATGAAGGCCGTGATTTAGAGTATTTTAAGACTAAATTAGAGGAGTTATGGGAAGGAGTAGACTATTCCTATATACAAGATGATTTAGTTGAATATGAGACTTATTTACACGAATATAACCTAAAAGGTAAAGAAGTAATAACACCACCAACACAAGATGGTAGTTTATTTGCATTAGTACCAGCAAGTGTAATACTAGGAGTTAATGATAAATTCCAAAGAATAAAAACAAGAGAATATAAGAATTCACTTAATAGTTATGCTTATAAAAATGATAAGCAAGAGTATTTAAAATTAAAAGTAGATAAATATACAAATCAAATTGTACCTTATTATTCTAAAACAGGTGAAATAATAAGATATGTACAACCAAGTACTTATAATAGTATGATACATAATACAAACTTAACAAGAGCAGGTTGGAATACTACTTTACAAGATGCAGATAGTATAAATGCAAGTTTATTTTATATACCTTATCACAATTTTAGCTGCCCACACTGCATAGAACATCAAAATAAAATAATGACTAAACAACAAGTAATTGATTTAGTAGGATATGCAGAAGAAGAAAATGGTGATATATTACACCCTAACTGCAAATGTAGCTTAGTAATATATAATAATAATTTAAAAAGAACATTTCCATATAGTGAAGCAGAACTAGAAGAACAATATAATATAAGGCAAAAAGTAAATACATTAACATTAAGAAAAGAAGAATTATTAAGTGATATAAAAATACAAAAAGATTTAGGAAATCAAGACAAAGCAGATGAACTAAATCAAAAAAGAAATCGTATTAATAAAGAAATACGAGATTTACAAAGTGCTTTACCTACTACTGAATTAAAAAAGCAAGTAGTAGCAATAAATAGATAAAGCAAAGACCAGCAACCCTAGTTGAATGTCTATAAACTTTAACTAGGAATTGCACTTCTAAATATGTCGACAAATAGGAGGAAGAAAAATGGATATATCAAAATATATCACAAACAAGGATATCCAACTATCCAATGAGGATATTAACCTTGAAAAGTTGGAAAATGACATTAGAAAAGGTTATGTATTAAGTGATGAAGTAGAAAAAGCAAGACAAGAAGCACTTAAAGAAAATACATCAAATTATACTGCATTAGAAGAAAAATATAATAATTTAGAGAAGTCTTACAATGATATTGAAACACGTAATACACAATTGACTACTAATGAAAAGAATTTAAAATTACAAGTAGAAATGGTATCACAAGGTTTTAAAAAAGAAAATTTAGAAGAAATAAGTGCATTAAGAAATTCATTATTTAAAGATGAAGAAGATGATGCAAAAGCAGTTTCTATGATAAAAGAAAAGTATAAGGCAACGTATTTCCCAGAAGTTGAACAAAAACCAGTAATACCAAATGAAACAAGTTTTAATTCTACAACAGAACCAAAAAAAGAAATCAAAATAACAAGAAAAACAAGTTTAAGAGATTTAATTATTAAGTAAGGAGAGATAATATGAATTATACACAAGAAGGTGTTTATGCTTTGGACTTACAAAGTGTAGCAAAAAGAATTTATGATAGTTTATTATACAATTCACAATTTTATAAATTCCTTAACCCAAACTTTATTGGTGAGTTAAGAAATGCAGGTACTCCAATGATAGAAGTACTAAAATCAGGAAATGCAACAGTTAATGTTCGTGAAACAAAAGAAATCACTAATGCTTTAACTCCAGCATTATTAGGTTATTCTTCAATTAAAGTTGATTTAACTGAATTACCTATGGATTATTCAATTAGAATTCCAGTATTAGTTTCTGGAACAAACTTCATTAACACATTAGAAAATGCTATGGATAAAAAAGACCAAGCAGTAGCAGCACAAGTTGATACTTATGGTTTTGGTACTGTATTAGCAAATGGTGTTACAGAAGAAGCAGAATGGGCACCAACAACAAAAGAAGAATATATTGAAATTTTAAATAACTTAAAAGCAAACTTATTCAATAAGAATGTATATTCTGATTATAGATTAGGTTTAGCAGCAACAGAACACGCAAAATTAGTTGCAGCATTAACTTCAATTCTTAAATATGAAACAGAAGTAGGAGTTAAAGGTGTAGATATGGGTGTTGTTGATGAAGCATATGGAATTCAAATCTTTGCTATCAATGATAGTATGTTAGATGATGTAAAAGGTTACTTCTACAACCCATTAGCAGTAGTTGGTGATAGTTTCTTTGATAGTTTCGTAGAATACAATAACAACTATCCAGGTTTCCCAGGTTACTATGTAATGGAAGGAAATATTATGTTTGGTGCAAAAGTTGTTGAACCAAATGCAATTATTAAATTAGTTGAAGAAGTATCAGCATAATTAGAAAGGAGGTCAATATATGACTTTCTTTACAATACAAGAATATAAAAGCAAGTATGGAGTAGATGTAGCACAATGGCAAATTGAAACTGCTTGCGAAATGATTTATAGCCAAGTAGGAGTAAGATTTAGAAACCCAAATTGGAATACTACATCTTGCTCTGCTGCTATAAAAAATGCCAGTATGGAACAATTAAGATTTATGTTAGAATATGATATACCTTGTTTAGATAATCGTGGTGCTATTCAAGCAGGTGCAATGTCTAGTGATTTAATTAGTGATATTTCAAAGAATTCATTAAGAATGTTAGGCAATGCAGGTTATCTATATAGAGGCAACCCACTTAACTATAATATTGGTATAAATCTACCTTTTGG